CCGGCGGGGGCGCGGAGTATTACCGATGCCGAACTTCCAGATAAACCGTTTTGCCGGATTAACGATTACCCGATTCTGGCCGGCACCGGAATTATGCTTATTGACCTGGCCATCAACAAAATACTGGCTAAGCCGTGGTTTCTATTCGGCACTTTCTGGAACGACGAAGAGGTTGGCTACACCGGGGAGGACATCTACTTTTGCCGCAAAGTCTGGAAGGCGGGGCTGGAAGTCTGGTGCGATCCGACAATCGAAGTGAAGCATATCGGCGATTATGAGTATTGATCTAATATCACGACCGGAAGCATTGCGGCTCGGCAAGAAGCTTTATTTTACTGGTGTGCCCTGCCCGAAAGGACATATATCACAGCGGTTAGTAGGTGGCCGGGTTTGTTATCAGTGCAGAAAAGACTTTGGAAAATCCCCCGAAGGTAAGGCGAAGTTTCGGCAGATATTTATAAAACGACGTAGACGAGCGCTTGAAATTATCATGAAGGCGCATGGCGTGATGGGTTGTCATTACAAGATTCATCCTTACATGCCGGAGGATTTGAAGAAACGAGAATGTTGGGGAGCCCTGTGGATCGAACATTACGAAGGCAGCAGTAACAAACAACGTAAGGCTTACCCAACCCCTAAATTAATCCGTGATTTAGTTGCAGGTAGAGCTGATCCAAAATCAGTCATGCTTCTGTGTCGTCTTCATCAAATTTGGAACAATGAAAATGGAACGGAATACCTTGATTGATTTGTATTCTAAAATCGTTGCCATTTCGCATGACCTTTGTTCTCAGTGTGTGCCAGCCTTTCATTGTTGCGCTCCTGTCGGCTGCGGCTTGGCGACGGTATGGGCAAGGAAGGTTTATGGCGTTGAACTCGAATACACCAGCGATAACGCAATCAGTACACTGCCGTATCTTACGAAGGCCGGTTGTACAGTGGCACCGCACCACAGACCCCTCTGTTCTTTATGGCTATGTCCGGAGGGGGAAACGGCCGCACCTCCTGAGTACTGGGAACTTAAAAAAGAAATAATGGAAATGGAAATTAAAAAGGGAGATTTATGCCGAAAATAGAAATGAAGTCGAAACTTACTACAGAAGCGGCACTAGATCAGTTGACTGACGCTCAAAAGCGATCACTGGCGCTAAAGCTGCTCGAGGAAACCGGCGATAAGCAGGTCGTTGATGAGATTCATTTGGCCGAGCAGGAAAGGGACACTCAAGCCAAGCTCGACTTGGCGCAGAAAGACGAAGAGGCGCGGCAGCGAAATGAGAAGCACTACTGGATAGAAATAAACAGGCGCGGTCCGGATGATACAGAAACGCATGTCTTTGTCGGCGCTGGCGGTGTGTCCTACTGGATTCAGAAAGACGTGCCTGTGCCGGTGCCTAAATCGGTGCTCGACGTGCTCGATATGGCTACTATCATTGGCCATGTGCCGGTTACAGACGAGGCGCTTGGCGTCAAGTTTGTTAAAAAGATCAAGTTCAAGCGCTACCCGTATAGTAGGTTAAGCGAAGCTACACCTGATGAGCTTGTCAGGTTCCGCGCCGAGCAGGATGAGATCCGCAAAGCTGCCGACGATACATCAATTGGTCAGGAAATGGCCAAGGCACAGTTGCAGCGCGAGTCATTGGTACACATGGAAGAGGCGCCGTTCATTCCGGCATACTTGCAGGGTGAGGTAGAGAAGCCAGCTTGAAGAAATCGGAAATCATAGATGCTGTGGCTGAACTGGTGCAAGACAGCACCGGCCCAATGCGCAGCAACATTGGACGGTGGGTGAATCTTGTCCTTGACGATATCGCCAGCCGTGGGTTGCTTCATTCACTGCAGCGTGAAGAACGCGCAACGATGATTGCCGGCAACGGCTTTGACATGAACACCGGGCGAAACTACGACCTCAACACCGATACGGACAAGGTTTACAAGGTGTTTATTCCGGCGCTCGGTTACGACTCTATATTGAAGAAGATCAGTCAGGACGACTTTTTAAAGCAAATGTCCATTGACGGTTTCGTGATGACGGGCAAACCGCGTTACTACTGTATCTTTGGACTAAAGACACTGCGGCTTCATCCGATACCGACGCTAGATGTCGCACCGCTCGCGCCTACTGAGCTGCAAAAGCTCTATGTGTGGAAGTACAAAGACCCAGAGAGTCTAACCGAGAATGACGACATTACCGAGTGGAAGTTAAAACACACACCCTGCATTGTGGCGGGCGCTTATTGCTACGGCGCTCGTTTCGACTCTCTGGGCGATTATGTGACTACAAAGGCAGAATACGAAAACCTGATTGTCAGGATGTTTCACGATCAGGAGTCTGACTTGGATATGCCGCACGCTACGGCCTACAACGATTACTGAAAAATGGACTACTGGAGCACATTAACCGAAGCACAAAAGCAGTGGCGGTTAAAAAACTGGAAATAGGAGAAAAAGCGATGGCAGACAATAACTATGATCCTCAGGAAGTTGGCGGACTACAGCCGATCTATTGCCCGCAATGCGGCGGGGAAGTAGCGAAGCTCGATTCCTATCAGTTAAGCAAAGACAACAAGCGGTATCATTACCCCGAGTGCTGGCAGCGATACGAGCTTAGCATACCGGCCACAGGCATGGCTAAAGCAGCGCCTATGCCGGAGAAGCCTGCCGTGATTGCTAATCCGGACGTGGAGCTAACCGAATCACACAAGCCTTGGAACGCCGCAAAGAAGAAGTAAAGCTGCTTAAATGGCGCTCAAGCCCGAAATACTCTCGTCATTCTCGGGCGGGATAAACTTAACCGGCCAGCCGCTCAATATCGGCGAGAATGACTTACTCGACTGTAAGAATATGTATCCGGTGGCATCCGGATACTTGGTCGGGCGCGGCGGGCAGACTAACTATAACCCGAGCGCAATTGATGCCAACCCGATAAAGTCACTTTACCGTTTCTACAAGCAGAGCGGCCTGGGAATCACACTGGCTACGTCCGGCGCTGGTATCTACCGGATGAACGATAGTACAGGCGCGGCAACCCTGATACTCGGCGGACAAAGCGGCGGCCAACGCGTTTCTTTTACTACATGGTCAAGCAAGGATAAAGCGTATTGGCAGAATAACGCCGGCTCGATGCAGTCCTATGACGGCACCACGGTTGCCCCGCTCGGTGCTGCTCCTATTGGCACCCAGATCGAAATGTATCTTGACCGGCTGTATGTGCTCCAGCCCAATCTGGTCGCGTTCAGCGATTTGAGTGATGATGCAACCTGGCAGGGTGCGGCACTGCTCAATATTGGAGACAATAGGGGCGGAACGGCGCAGTTCCTAAAGGCCGCGAATCAAATGCTGATTGTCGGCAAGACTTCCGGCCTGTGGCGCCTTCAAGGATCCCCGCTGCTAGGTAATGTGTTTCGCCAGTACTCGGATGTTGGCTGTATCTCGCCGTGGTCGGCCGATGTAGTGACGGTCATCAGTAACGGCCAGGTTATTCCGGCAGGCGTGATATTCGGCGGTAAGGACGGCATCTACGTCACGGACGGCAATACTACCACGCTTGTTACTAGCAAAATTACCCCGCTGTTTACGAGTTACTTTCGCGGCGCGGTTGGAAAGTACTACCCCAAACTCAGGCAATATTGGTTTAGCTTCGACACTTCGGGCGGCGCTAATGACACGATGTGGGTCGGGACTAACATCGACATGGCGGGCTCGCAGATCGCATGGACGGAGTACACGGGCTTTAACGTCGATTCATTCACGGTATTCGATGGTGTGAACGATAACGGCGAGCTTCTAGCCGGACTGTCTACGGATGGCAGAATACGGCGGCTTGACACGGGCTTTCAGGACGTAGGGGTGGATTACGATTGCTCGCTGACTACCCGCTACTTCGGTAGCCCGTTCAATAATCAACAAGTGCGCTGGATCAAGCCGGTATTTGATGCCACTAAGACGGTTCATTACCAGATTGACTATTTTCAAAAGCAGTTGTCGGGCGGCAATGTTACAGTTGATGCTCCAGCTGGGGTTTGGGACGTGGGCACGTGGGATATCGGCACCTGGGGCGGCACGTCGTTTAACAGCGCGCGTACTTCGGTACTCGATTATAAATATGGCCGCTACTACTCAACCAAGGTGTTCAATACCGGCGACGGTTCGCGCTTCAAGTTCTTCTCACTAGCCGTAGAGTCGCGCAGCAAGGACCGCCGCTTCCACGATGTGTTTACTCTAAATACGAGTCCATAAATGGGAATTGTCAGCAAGCTATTCACTTTCGTTGCCGGCACCACCAAGAGCGGTGAAGCCGCGCAGGTCAATGCCGACTTCGACACGCTTTACAGTCTTGTCAACGGCGGTCTTGACGATGCAAACATTACCGCACTGGCAAATATTCAGCAGTCCAAGATTTTAAATTTGAGCGCTGACCTCAACACTATTCGTGCTCAGAAAGTAGGCTCAGCCGGAATACTGACATTTACTGGTAACGGTATCTGGACCAAAGCGAGCAATCTGCTGTTTATCGACGTGATTGTAATCGGCGGCGGTGGTGGTGGTGGTAGCCCGATTGCCACAGGAGTACCCGGCAGCACACGAGCAGGCGGCGGCGGCTCGGGCGGCGGCTATTCGCGCAAGATTGTCTTG